CCTGACCAATTGGGAATTAATCATCATCAACGACAAGAGCACCGACCACAGCGACAGCATCATCCGAACTCTGGCACAGAATGATGACCGGATTGTATACTTGCATAACATCCACAACATCGGGTGCTATGCATCTAAGAATATTGCGATGCAATACGCACGAGGCACGTGGTTGACGTTCCACGATGCTGACGATTGTTCGATGTGTGAGCGACTGGAGAAGCAGTTGCATTTTTGCGTGCACGGCAACGATGTCACCGATGGCAACGAAGTGGCCACAACGGGAAAGCAATCTCAGCGTACACCTGCCGCAGTCGGATACGACTGTTGCTATGTCACATCGCTCTCGCGCAAAGACAAAGTGTGGGCGTGGGTGCCGATCACGATGTTCATCCGAACGGAGGTGTTTCGCTCCAAACTGGGCGTGTTTGATACGGTCCGGTTTGGAGCAGATTCGGAGATCCGGAACCGTATGGATATGGTTGGTATCAGCGTCGGTGTGATTGGTGACTATTTGTATGCGTGTCCTGACAGGTGGATCGAGATTCAATCGCGTGAGAATTCGTTAACAGGAAACACCAAACATGACCCTGTACGGATGAAATATAAAACGGCTTTTATGCAGTACCACGAAGCGGTTAAAAATACGAACAGTGCGCACCACTTATTTTACACGATACCCACCCCCAGCAGTACTCGCCCATTCTCTATACAACTTGAACCCGACGAGGCAACCTTGTTGTATCCGTCCAGTAGTGATATACAAAGTTGTATTCAATTTAATCGACAGTGTGAATGAGTTTGTGAATCGAGAGTGTGTCAACCACCCCAACCCACCCCAACCCAACCTATCGCTAACGGTTCAGTTGCCGTTTGCTTTTATCGCTAACGGTTCAGTTGCCGTTTGCTTTCATCGCTAACGGTTCAGTTGCCGTTTGCTTTCATCGCTAACGGTTCAGTTGCCGTTTGCGAGAAACACTCGCTTCTCGAGCGTCAGCACATCCGCAATGATGTCCCAATCGGTGTTGCTTGCTGAGTGTTCTTCGTAGGTGTCGCCACGGGCACACGCCTGGTCGTTCGTTTTCAACATACTGTATTCTGATCCGTCCAGCAATGCAGTCGCATTGTTGTATATCTCTTGGGTCATAATGTTATTTTCGGCGAGGACGCTCGCATTGGTGGTGTCTCCGATGACTTTCGGGACACACACCTCAATGCAACTCGTCGAATCTTTCTTGACGTACGACACCTCCACTTCTTGGTTGCACGAGGATGGTGCCAACGGAATGTTTGTCATAATGTCTGTCGGCCACAAACTCTGCGGTTTTAGAATGAAACTGGAATAGCGAAACACCTTCAGATATGTTTTCAAATATTGCGATATATCTTGAAAGTTCATTGCCACAAATTGGCACCCGGTGGCAAATGCTGGCAGAGGGTCGTTGTTAATGGTCATTTTGTTGAGCAGGAGTGCGGTGATCGAATCGTTGACGGCCGTCGTCTGGTTGCACGTTTGGTGCCCGACGAGCGTGTACGGGTGGAAACTCGTTTCGACGTACGACAACTGTTTGCGATTCATTTCGACGAGGTCCAGTCGCTGCCCGACGTTCTTGTTCTTCACCACTTTGGATTGCAGAATCTGGAATACCTCGCTGGAACTGCCAGCGGTGGTGTCCTGTGTGACCAGCGCGTTGGTCATTCCGCCCAGCAGTGTCGACGGCATTGCACTGGCACAGGGTGTGTACACCATAATAACAATCTTGCCAAAGAAGGCGCATATCGGTAGTATGCCCAACCCCCCAAACTTGTCGACATTCGTGTAGTTCAGTTGCGTCGGCAATAAGTGCTGTCCGTATTGCTCGTTCAGATAGTATTGCAACAAATATGCCACCTGGTCCATACAATCCTTGGTTGCGCCGGCGTGAAAGTTGAGTTTCAGAAACAGCGGGTCTTGCTTCACGGTGGCAGATTTGGATTGCAACCAGTCCCGCGAGATGGTCTTCATCACATCTTCGAACAGGACAAAATTATGTTGCAAATTCTTCTTGTCGTAATCGCGCGAGTTCGTCACAATCGGAAACGACTTGACAGCATAGGAGTAGTTTGTGATATCGAAATCCAAACACCTCGCACCACCATTGAGTGCGATCGTGATCATTACGGGGCTCATATATCCATCGTATTGATTTTGGACAACGCACGTCCGACATGAGGTCATAATATAAAATTGCGAAAGCATCGGTGCACCGACCGTGTCGCCGGTGACTTTGTTGTACAGTGAATTGTCCGCGCTCTCCATATTGCTTATGAAGTCGGCTGCCACACACGTTGGCGGAGTACCATCTGTTTTGGATGTATACGGAGCACACTGCTTCGGATTTTGACCACCGACAATCGAATTCAAGTACCCGTCGTTGTAATAATTTTGGCACACGGCAATATGTGCCCGCGGGGTCTGCTTCTGGAGCGCATTGTAAAATGCCTTGAGTTCTTTAATGATCGGATTCGTCCGGTTGACCTGTGTGGTGATGATTGAATTGAACACGGTCTGTTTCGCGGCCGAGCAACCATCGCATTCGATCGGGTCCATACATTGGAAAAACAGAATACCGTAACTAACGATTAAATAGGTGACACATATACCCAGTGTGAAGGGCAGTTGCTTATCAAAACTATCGATGTATGTGGCTAATTCGGACGTTGCCTCTCCCGGCGAATCCATAAACTGACGAATCACGTAAAACACCAAGAACACAAAGAAAATACCCTGGGCACTGGCGTTGGCCAGAGACCACAGTGTCCCGCACCGGATCATGCACGCATAATAACTCGGGTAATAGAACACTGTCGACAGCACCAAGAAAGAGATATACAGCATCACACCGATCACGATGAAGATATACTTCCGCATCTGTTTGGCGGCCAGCCGGGACACGGACAGCGCTTTTTGGTACAGTGCTTTTCGGAGTTCGAGCTGGTTTGCATCCATAATTCGTTTTGGTGTTTAATACTTAATACTTATCTTGTATTTTTCTTATTGTGTTCGCTTAAACAAACGCTTTTTTTTAATAAGCAAATCGTACACAATGCAAAGTGTCAAAAAGGAAAACATCTTACAATATCCCCACAGCGTAGACGACGTCGACTTTCACCCTACGTTAAATACCCTTGTTGCAAAGTATGGCAGTTGCAACGATATTTTACACACTGTCTTTTACGGACCGGCGTGCAGTGGAAAACTCACGCTCGCTCGGAAATTCATATCGGTGCACACGAACACTGACGCGCACCACACACGCAGAGTCTGTTGCCACAAGGTGAAGGACCGCGAATTCCCTTTCTTCAAATCTTCGGTTCATTTCGAAATGGATGTCAATGATTTCCCGTGTGCACAGCAATGCTACCTAATCGATCTGATGCAAGAATTAGCAAAAACATTAAATGTGTCTAGAAACTCGTACAAGATTATAATGCTACACAATGCTGAGAAACTCACACTGACTGTGCAACACCAATTGCGACGTATGATGGAACTGTTTTATAACACGTGCCGTCTCATATTCTTAACCGTTTCGATTGATTGCTTGGACCCGACAATCCGAAGCCGCTTGGTTGCGATACGTGTTCCATTGCCACACACGTCCACCGTCTCTATTGCAACCTCTCAAACTCAAACTCAAACTGAAAAGGTACACACACCCGAAAACCGGCAAGTGCACGAATGGTTGACTGAATTGCTTCGCCAGAACGACACACTAGCTATCTTGGAACTGGTCGTGCAACAGTTATGGAAAGCAGTCAATAAATCGGTCTTATCGGCAGCTGCTTTCCGAAAATGGGTGCGCCTCATTTCCTTCACACATCTACCGATATACGATGTTATATATGAATTGTACAATAAAGTGTGCGTGAAAGTAAAAAACCAAACCGAGTTGCAACATAAATTAATATTTCTTATAAACTATTACATGCAACTATATGAAACTGGAACACGACAAGAATTTCATATTGAAATGATATTATGTTGTATATATATGACCATACATAATCAAGAAGAGTTTCACACCCTTCACAAAATGGTTGAGAAAGACAAGATTTAAAAAAATCACGTGAGTGTCGGTGTTGGATGTAGGTGTTTTTTCCGTTCTGCAAACAACGCTTCGGTTTCGGTGTGCAAGAAGGGCACTTTTTCCTGCTGAAATCCCGATAAATCGGGATGAATGCCGACTAAATACATACCTAAAATCTTCTTGTTGTATTTTGTTTCCAGAATGTGTCTATATATATTCAGCTGCATAACGTAGTGCCAATAGTTTGTGTCAGGCAGATGGTCGATAGGATGTAGCATATTCTGAAAACGATTGGTCTTCTCTCTGAGTTTACACGAACGCTTCCAATCGTAAATGAGTAACCCATCCGGGTCGTCCTTATCCACTTGGAAAAGCATATCAATACTTCCAGCAAGTTCGTGCTCTTCGTCAAACACGCACCACTCGGTTCGGTACGGGGTGTATCCGTTGGAACATACAACTTTTTGGTGAAAGTGGTGGAAATCGGTCGTGTATTCAGGTGGGATATCATACGGGAACGCGTCGACACAATTGTTGTAAAAATATTCGATACACGCATGCAATATGGTCCCTTTGTGCGAAGCGAGTTCCCCCTTGTTTTTCCACAATGTTTTAATCTCGTCTGCGGTTTGTCCATAATACACTGATTTTGACCACCTTGTATGATTCGACATTAACCGTTGAATTACATAATCTGCGTCAAATTCTTTATAAAAGGTATGAATAAATGTGGTACACGATACGAAATCTCGGCGTCCGTCTACGTCATAAATATGACCTTCGTCGTAGAATGCAATACGTTTATCACGTGGATGGGGATTTTGTTTGTCTAACAGATTGACAACCGAATCAAAGCATAGTGTGGGCAACTCCATTGGTAAGTGATGAGTGATAAGTGATAAGTAATAAAAGTAATAAATGATAAGTATGAAAGAATGATGTGCCAATTCGTGGTTTATTATTGTTTTTTTAAATAATCTGTAACGCGCTGGTGCATCGATCGCATCTCCCAACGGCTGCCGGGTATTCCCCCAACCGTCTTCTGCAACTCCGTTTGTAACCCTCTTAAGCATTGCTCACGTATGCTAAGAACACTTGCTTCCGTAAAACCAACTGGAATACAACACCACTTCGATACACCCCAAATGACCAAAATTCTATCCTTTGACATCGGCACGAGACACCTCGCGTACTGCTGTTTGCATAAGACCGCACAGCAAACCTACATTGAGAAATGGAGCGTGGTCGATTTAATGGGCGTTCCGGGGACACCCTACGACGAAGCGTGTGTGTGGGTGCTGTCCAAATCGTGGAAGTTAAACGAATTGAAAAAGTATCTGGAGGAACGACACTTATCCAGTGTCGGCAAAAAAGCGGAGCTCGTGAAGCGCATCCACACCGATTTGAAAAAACGGAAAATTGCGAAGGTTACCTCCACCAATCTGTGCGTCATCGCCAGCAAGATGTATGCGTACCTGGACAACGAACCGTGGATGCTGGAGTGCGATATTATCGTGCTCGAGAATCAACCGTGTCTGACCAACCCGGTAATGAAAAGTGTACAGATGATATTGTATGGTTACTTTATGTATCTCGGTGTGTGGCAAACACACAAGCATAACTGCCAGGTGCTACAGGTTGGTGGCGGGGATGGCGACACCGAGTGTCCGCAGACTGCCGCATCGCCCCTGCCCCGAGTAATGCTCACGTCGGCAACCAACAAACTGAAAGTGTGTGAAGGCGAACTGAAGAACACACCCAACCCTGTGGACGCTGACGTGTTGCCGGGGGACTCGGGTGCGCACTCGCTTGATGCCACTGCCGACGCACCGGAAAGCACATCGCCCGGGGAGGGCACGGGCAAACCCGACTCTACCTCTACAAAAAAGAAGCGAAACAAATACAAGCAGCGCAAACAAGATGCCATCGCATTGACGTCGAACATTTTGAAACAATGGGAAGACTGCCTCGACGAACCGCTTCGCAAAACTGCCCACAGTGAGTGGCGCGCATTACTTGAACAGAGTTGCACGAAAGAGAAAGACGACCTGAGCGATTCTTTTTTGCAAGGTCTGTATGTGTTGCACAAACATACCTAGGCAACCCACACACACATACAAACGCTCATTGGGGCGCTCATCACTTAGTGCGGTGCGGTGCGTTGGTCGGCACAGAGTCAGTCGAGGGACAGTTAGTAGTCGTCCGACTGAACGTTCACACTCGTATTCAGTTCGCACCCGCGCATAGATTACACCAATCGATTTTCGATTTTTAGTTTATTTTTTTCCATATAATA